AATAAAGTTTCGGTGTTTATTAAAGTATCTCCAGTTCCAAAAAAAGTATTACCAAATTCTTGATCAAATTGCAGTTGTGAAGTATTTAAAATAGTTTCTTCTTTCCATTTATCATTTCTTCCAGGTACATCCCACCAATCTACTCTAAAAGGTTTAAATACATTAACATTTTGTACTGCACCTTCCCAAAGTTTATGAAAAGTATTTCCTATTCCATTTGCTGTAGATGTTATGATAACTTTAGTATTTGACCCAGCTGTAACAACTGGATATGTAGACGTATAAAACTCTGACGCTCTTTCAACAAAAGCAAACTCATCAAGATATAATAAATTAACTGAAAGACCACGAATAGATGAACCAGAAGTTGCAGCCGCAATGATACGAGAATTATTACTAAATTCAATAGAACCTTTATTTAAAGCTTTAGTTCCAGGTTGTAAATAAAAAGGAATATTCTCTAACATTAATGTTATTCTAGCTAACATTTCTCGAGCTGTTGCTCCTTTGTTAGCTAAGATAGCAATTGTTTTTTCTGGATTAAATAAAGCATACCACAAAAGATAAGCACAGACTGAAATCGATTTACCGGATTGTCGACATGCTAAGACAATGCTAAATCTATTCTTTTTAAATTCTTTAAACATCTTTTTTGATACTTGTATAGATTAAAAGGAATTAATCCTGTATCCAAAGAAATTATTTTAATAAAATTCTGAGTGAAATATACTGGATCGTTCATACATTGATGATAAGTCTTTACATCTTCAGCATTCCAGCTTTGAACAATACCGTCTCTTTTTACATTAGTATTAGTTAGGTACGTTTCTTTTTGGTGTGACATTCACAAAATCCTTATTACCTAAAAGTCTTTGTAGATCCGCTGTGGATCCCAAGAAAACATTATTATTTGTAGTATTGCCGATTTGCTTTTTATCATCTGATTCGTTTATCTCCTTTTCTTTTTTATTCAAATCCATTAACTTATCATTAATGTCTGCCATATTTTTCATCATGCCAGAAAGAACTTCAAAAGCTCTAGGATGTTCAGATTCTCTAGCTACTTCTATCATTAATTCTAAACTTTGCTTTCCTTTTTCTAAAAGATCGTAATAAGTTTCTCTAGAATAATCATAATCATCTTTAATATTTTTTTTACTCATTATGTGCTCGCGCTATCAAAATTAAGAACAATTGATTCATTAAATCCGAAATCACTATCTGGGCTAACACTACTTGGATTAGGTGTTATTGTTATAGTTTCAATGGATAAGTCTGAATCGAGAGATCCTGCACCTTGATTAAATACATTAGAAATTGCTTTTCTAATAATATCAGATCTTTGTGTAGGACCATAAAAATTTACTTTCATTTGAAAAGACATAGTGTAAATTATCGTTCTTCTTTGTTCTAAATTTCCTTCATAATCATCAGACAAGTTTAAACCTTCTAATATGATTTGTATATCTTCTTTAATATCAGGAAAATCAGTTGGAAAAGGTTTCATTGTTAAACTATATTGAGGATTAAAGAATGGCAATATTTGTTCTACAACTTGTAAACCATCATCTTGATTTTTTGCATATATGTTTAACTCAAATCCAATATCATAAGGAACTGGAACAAAAAACTTTTGTCTAGAATTAACATCTCCTATAGGAGTAGCTCTATTGAAATTTGCTATTTTTTGTAGTTGTCTATTGGCATCATATGAAAAGTTTGTTATTTCAAATGACATTCTTGGCAACTTAATTGCTACTTTACTATCAGTAGTTAAATCAGCTTGTTCGTTTATTCTTTCAATAAATTTTCTTTTAGGACCATATGATAAAGGAACTTTAATTTGACTTGTTGAAGCTCCAGACGAATTTAATCTAATTACATAAAGATTATTAAAAAGTGTACCAAACATTGCTACACATTTTCTAACTTTCTTATGATAAAAATGGTTTCCAAACATATTACATATCCGATGGATCTCCGAAAGGATTTTCCTCGGAGAAGTCTAAAAAGGTTGTGCTGACTGTGTCAAAGTCAGAATTTTGATTAATAACTTGAGCAAGTTCTTCATTAACTGCTGTTATTGTTCTAGTAAATCTATTTCCTTCAACACCGGTTGAATCTAAAGAAGTAATATTTCCTGCAGTGAACATGTGAAATTTGCCATCAGATGCACTTAAATGAGCTACCTTCAATATATTAGTAGAATCATTGTATTCAGTAATTTCAGCAGTAAGATTAACAGTACCTAGTGCACTATCTGAAAATTGTTGTCTTATATCATTACCAATAACAAATCCAGTTGCACTTGAATCTTGTAATGTAAGAGCAACTTCATATCCAGTTTTTTCTATGTTATCAATGGTAACAACGTTAGTATCAAGATCTTCACCGCTATATTCAAATAATTCACAAAATAATCTATATACTGGAACATTTTTTAATTGGTAAAAAGGTGATTCGTGTTCCACTCTCATTATCTGAAATAATTTTTTAGCGAAAGGTAAATATATAAGATCACCTTCTAAAGGTCTTATAGCTGTAATTTCACTGTCATAATGTTTTACTTGAGCTGACCATCTTTTTCTTGCTACAACAAAAGTGGCTTGATCTCTAATCTCTACTCCGAATTTAGTAAAGATATCTCCTTCACCGTCGAAGCCATCAACGTTTTCTATATACATTTCTATCTTGTGTGAAGAATTAAATCTAGAAGCTGCATCATCTTTAAATACATCATCTAAATTTACAATGTCTCGAGGAAGATAATATACGTCTTGGCCATACATCTTTATAGATTCTATGACTATAGATTCATATAAATCTTGTTCTGATTTTACACCTTGTTGNAAATAAAAATTAGTGGCCATATGTTACCCCACGAAAAAATCTGGTGGCAATTCGTGCTCAACTCTGATTCTTTCTCGTAAAGCTACTATTTCATTAGTAGCATCATCATATATTTGACGGCCATTTAATTGTACTCCTCCTGGTAATTGCATTCCTTCAAACTTAATAAGATTAGATCCCCATTGCTGTTTGATTAATGCCGTGGTATATTCTTTTAACCACATATCGTTAAAAACACTAGTATGTGTTGTAGGGTTAATTATAGTATATACTTCTGCTACAATAAAATCTCCAGCTTTAATATCGTTATCTGCAAAGTCACCATGTATATATAACCTGTTTTGTCTCCTAACAAAATTAACTATAGGATGTCCATTTAATTTCATTTCTAAAAGTCTAAGATATTGTTGGATTTGTTCATAATAAGCTACATCTCCGGAGAATGTAGCAAAGTCCGCCAAATCATTTAACATCATTTGATATTTTATATCGAAAAAATTTCTAGCAGTATTGAAATTGCTAGTTATTGGAAACATTTTTGTAACTTGAATAATATCAGAAGAAACAGAAATATATTCATTAGAAACATCAGTTCCTGTTACTTGATGTTTCATATATCCTTTTACTGTTGCATCAGAATGAAATTCTTGATAATATTCTAGAGCTTCATCAACACGATCTTCCGCTTGTTCTTCATCAATATTAATTTCAATAACAGGTGCACCGAGTCTTCTTTTACAATAATCTATTAATGTCGTTTTTGAATTTGGTGTAGCCATATTATAACCTAGAGTTTTTTATTATTATACTCTATTTATAATATTTTTAATCTTATCATGGTGCAATTTCCATAACTGTCAAACTCGACGGGAAATTTTCATTATTTCCTTTATCTCTGTTATAATAAAAGCTACCACCATTGTAATTGTTAGCTTGTACAAAATATGATATTTGTGCTGAAGCTCCTGGGCTATCTATAAATTGTGGTAATACTGAACCTATAATACCATTAACATCAGCACTAGCTGTTCCTCTAATAGCAGTTGTTCCTACTCTACCTACATTTGCTCCAACACCAATAACTTTTGTTATATTACCTTGATAGCGTGCATATCTAAAAATAACTAAATAACTATTTTGATCATGATCTACACAACCTAATTGCCCAGATATAAGCATTTGACTATTAGAAAGTTTGGGTGTTATATCTACTTGTAAGCCACCTAAATTAAACCATGTATTTGAACTAGTATAGGTGTCAGTTGTTGCTGTAAAAGCCTGCTTAACTTGAACTATTGAGCCACTAGGATATAAATTATCTGTTAATATTCCTGTCATTTAAATCTCCTATAATGCATATCTAATCACCACTATTCCAGAACCACCATCTTCCCCACCAGTTTGATTACCAGAAGAAGTAGAAACTCCTCCTGCACCATCTCCAGTATTTGGACTTCCAGCAGTACCGAGTACATTATCTCCAGTAGCAGCTCTACCACCAGTAGCATAAGTTACGTTACTTCCAGACCTAAATTTATTTGCTCTTCCAGCACCACCAGCTCTATTTGTATTGTTAGCACCTTGTCCAGCACCTCCAGCACCTCCACCAGAACCACTACCACCACTAGGATAAGGACCTCCAGCACCGCCGGCATTTCCATAACCAGTTACATTTGTAGTTCCAGAATAAGTATCTTGTGTTGATGTTCCACCAGGTTCACCATCTTCTGAGCCTCCTGCTCCGGAGCCTCCATTTCTTTGACCACCCTCGTAGTCTCCACCACCAGCACCACCAGTAGCAGTAAAACCATTAAATGTACTATTACCGCCATTAGAAGCTGGGCTAGCTACGTTGGTAGATTTTGCTCCACCAGCACCTACTACTATTGTATAGTTTCCAGGAGCTAAAGTTTGAGAAGTAGCTTCAACTAATCCACCAGCTCCTGCTCCACCAGTTGAACCTTGATAACCTTCAGCAGCAGCAGAACCACCACCTCCAGCTACTAAAAGAAAGTCTATTGTTAATGTAGTGCTTGTACTAAATCTATGTGGTCCAGGAGTTAAAAAGCTATGTGATCTATAGTTAGTTCCACCATCTTCATATTCCTGTTCTACACCTCCAATAGCTATAGGAGTAATAACACTTGTAGATAACTGAGTATTAGTTATAGTATTATCTGTAATACTTGCTGCTGTTATCTTTGATAGTGGCATAGTGTTTCCTTATAGTTTTTATACTTTTATTTCTGCAACTGTTAATGAATGACCCTTATATCTCATAGTAATACCAGAACCAGTTTCAGCATAACCAAATGCTTTTAACCTAATTGTTTGTTCTGCAGCTGAACTTAAAACAAATGTACCATGTANTGTATGACCCATTGGATAAGAACCNGNACCAGAACTACCAGAATTATACCAAGGATAATCACTACAATCAATCATATCAGTATCATCTCTAGTAATTACACAACCAAAAGCACCTGTATTTCCAGTATTACCACTGCTCCAATTAATTTGCCCTGTACACATTAAAATTGAATTACTAAATTTAGGTGTTATAGTTAATACTCTTGCATTCTGATAAGTTCTATTAGCAATAGATGAACCAAATTGAGCACCGTTTCCTGGTCCAGCAGACCAAGTTACATTTTCAGCATTGTTTCTTGTAATTCCATATTTAAATTGTACTATAGAGCCAGCTGGCATATTAGCTGCAGCTAATGCTGCCATTTTACTTTGAGCTATCGCTGCACTTGCATTAATCTGAGTATTAGTTATCGTACCACTAGTAATATTAGCAGCTTCAATTAACCCAGTTGATGCTGGTTTAAATCTACTTAGATTCCTTGCTCGGCTCATCTTCCTTCTTTGATACCTCTTCTCTGAGATCTCTCGTAAAAGCATTCTGTGATGCTATCAATTGATCTAATCTCATTCTTGATATATTTATCTGATTTTGCAGATCTTTCAACTGAGCTACACAGACCTTAGCTCTATCTGAAAGACTGTTCACTTCATATTCTACTTGGTCTATTACGACTTTTTCAACTTCATTATTTTCCATTATTTAGTTCTCCCTATTTAGGTGTATTTTTTTCTGCTTCCTCATTTACCTCTTTAGCTGTTTTAACTACTTTTAAAGTAAATGCTTGTTCAACTTGCTTGTCTTCACCTGTTGCTATTTGAATATTATTAGCATTGCAGTGAGCTGTGTTTAATGCAATGATTTCATCTTTAGCAATTCTTGCTCTATTTTTTAAAGCATTGTCTATCCACTCTTGAGTAGATAAAGCACAGTAAGACATAGCCTTATCTTCTGTGTCTGTTAATTTTACTGTATAATCTGCCATAATTTTTCTCCTTATTATTTTTAACCTAAAAGGTATCCCCAAAAGTTACCATATACTCCTTCATGTACTTGTTGATTTCCTGTCCAATAAGATCTTATCCAAACATAATCATTAACACTAGCATTTACTACTTGAGCCAAATTAACAGGCTTCCAATTACCTCCAGTTCCAGTATCATAATATGCTCTACCTATTAAAGTACTATTATACATAAGATTAAAATCTATGTAACCTCCTCCAGTACCATAAACTAAAAGATTAAATCCTATTAAATATTTACCAGCTGTTGGAAAAGTAAATCTTTCTGTACTTGCATCATAATTATTTCTAGTGTCAAAATTTCCTACACCATTTTCATCGAAAGCAACAGTATGATAAGTATTATTACTAAAACCATTATTAGAACTCATTCTAGTACTTGATCTTACAGCAATAAATCCAGGTTGTTTTGGCAGTGTATAACTACCATCTGTAGTTAAATTTAAAGTAGTTGCATTAGAAGTATTTTTAATAGTTAAACCACCACCATTAGTAACTGAAAATGCATCATAAGCATTACCACTATTAAGACTTGAATTTTCTGTTGTTATTCTTATGGCTTGACCACTACCTTGATTTTGACCAGCTATCTTTATATGCAAACCTTGAGTATCACTTGGATTTCCACCAGTACCAGTTTGCTCAATAACCATTGTAGGTTGATTAGTTGCACCAGTTTGTTTTACATGAACAACACCACTACTTGAATTAGAATAACTACTATTAATAAAAGTAGCTACTTGCGCATTATTATTTGAATGACCTACATGTAAACCTCCAGTTCCACCTAGTGTTACGCCGCCATTATTACTTAGAGTCATAGCATCACTGTTATCACCTCTGAACTGTATCTTCTCTGTCTTTAATGTACTTGTCATATTTTATCCTATTAAATGTCCAATTAAATATGTATTTAATGCACCACCATATACATTATAAGTATTACTTGTACCATTTGAGTCATAAAAAGCTGTATATAATTGTACATAATCATTTACTGCTAATGAAAGAGTGATTGCTGTATGTGCACTGCCTGTTGTTTCCCAACATGGAGTCCAAGTTTCCGACATCTGTGAACCGTTTACAAAAATAGCAGCTGCAGCTCTAGCGTAGTTACTTGTATAATTATGATAATATTGACCATAAAAATAATATGTTCCTGCAACTGGTGCAATAAATCGATGGTTTGTAGTATTGTAATGATTACCTATATTAAAACGTGTTTGGTTAAGTGTTTGTAAATGGTATCCACCATCAGCAATATCACTCCAAACATAACTATTATTAGCATAGTATGCTTGAAAAGCTGGGTGAGCTGATTTTGTTACAATGCCATTGGTATTAATAGTCATAGCAGTAGTACCAGTAGTATCTTGAACAGTATTTACTTTCAATCCTCCAGTAAAAGAAGGATTTCCTGTAACTGTAGGAACCTCTAATGTCTGTCCACTCGGTACTATAACTTTATTGGCATTTGTACCAGTTGTTCTACCTTTTATTTCTTCTACGAATAATGTACTAGTCATATCTTTATCCTATAAACTCTACTGAAAATCTAGTGTAAGGTGTTTCTAATAATTGAGAAGTTCCAGCACCAGCACCCAAATACCATTTAAATGTATCTCCTACTGCAGCATTAACAATATTTTCACAGCTAAAAGGATGCCAAGCATTTGCTCCTCTTACTTGAGCTGCATTTGGAAGTTCACTATAAGATCGAGCTATATAAGTACTATTTTGATCTATTCTTAAATCTACATAACTAGCGCCATCAGATCTATAAGAACCACTACAATGTACTCTATACTTACCAGCTATTGGACACGTAAAAGTTCCACTTGAATGATTATTTCCTTGATCGAAGTCTTCACTAATTCCTGTAATTTGAGTATGACCAGATCCACTTATTGTCATTCTTGAAGTTAACTTTCCTGAAAATAAAGGTTTAGTAGGTTGAACTATTATACCGCTGGTATCAATAGTCATACCAGTAGTACCACTACCACTTTTAATTATGGGATTGAATAAATTAACTCCACTAGAACTTAAAGTAATTTGATCACTATCTGATCCAGCTCTCTGTATCGTATCTACTTTTAATATCCCTGCCATATTATCCTCAAACTATTGTCAGTGTAGCACCACTGTCTATCGTAAGTGTTACTGCACTATCTATTGTAAATGGACCGATTACCATATTGTTAAATCCTGCTGTTATACTGTGATTAGTTGAAAGATTGGACTTACTTTTTATAAATGGTGTTGTGCCATTCATTGTTAAAGTACCATTCATTGCAACATTACCACCAAATGTTCCACCACTTGCTGGAACTACATCTGCGAGTTGTACTGTGTTATTTGCTGATATGATAATCTCATCATTTGAATCAGCAGCACTTGCCAGAGTTACGCTTGTTCCATTCGTAGCCGTGAAGTCAGTTTCATCGAGTCTTACACCATTTAAAAACACATCGATATCACCTGCCGTATAACTTAATATTCTACTGTTAAAGTCAGATGAATCAAAGAGTGTTTGGTTTGCTGTGGCTACATATTTAAATTTCGTTGTTCTTAAATATGCATCCTTAGTATCTATAGCTCTTCCTAAGAACCTTATGACGACAGTATCACCGTTTGGTGGAGCTGAATCAAATGTTAGAGAATTGCCTGATGCAACATAAGATTTCGTTGATCCTTCTTCCTGTATAATATTACCAACAGTAACGAGTATTCCGGTTCCATCAGCAACATACTGATCGAGAGTATATGATTTAGTCGAACCATTACCTGTAAAGGTTTGTTGATGAAATAGTCCGTGATTCGGTTCTGATCCAATATATGTCATAGTTTATCCAATTCTGCTTTTAACTGAGTCCAAGTTAATCCAAAGTCGTCTGGATTAGAACTTAAAACAGCATTTCCATTAATATCTTCATACATAACTTTTCTAAACATCTTTCTAAATTCTTTTTCATTCGTAGGATAACCATAACAAACATATCCACCGTTAATTTGCTTATCCAATACTTTTCCTAGTTTTTTCATATCACTCATGGCATAATCTCTAAATGTTGGGTTGAATACACATAGCCACTTTGACCCCAAGTATCCAGCATGTACCAACCGGCACTATTATTAGAATTTTTAATGTATAGTTTATATGTTATAGCTGTACTAGCAGATTGGTTTGGAGAATGTAAATAATTCATACCAGTATAAGGTAGCAAGTGATCATTGGTCGCATAGTTTACATGAAGGTTCATTTGTAAATTACTCGCATAGCTATCTAAACTACTTCTTAAAGCTATAAAATATATATTATCAATATCCCTTGTTTGAATTGGTATATTTGTAAATGTTAATATTTTAGAGTTAGCTACAGTAGTAGTTATTGTGCCTAAAGTTGCAGCTGCTACGTAAGATTGAGAATTTAATGCACTACTACTATTATATGTACTGTTAACAGTTTGTATGACAGAACCTGAAGGCATAACATATTTTGTAGCTGCAATTGCAGCATTAGCATTAACATCAGCATTTACTATATCTAATGATGCTAATTTAGTTTTAGCTATTGCAGCACTCGAATTAATCTTAGCATTAGTTATCGTATTATCTGATATTACGTTATTGCTAATTCTACTTAATGGCATTACTTACTCTCCCACAACGCAAAGTCATCTGCATAAAAAGTTTCTATTTTATTTTTGTATGTAGATTTTATTATATCTAGTGCTTCGCTATCTTTATCATGTATGCTTGGATTCCAATCTTTTTCTATAATCTTATATATTTCTGTTTCATATTGATGATCTTTAAATATTGATTTCAAAGATGCTTGTATATCTTTATCAAATTTAATTGTTGTTCCAACAGTGTATTTGTCTAGCCAAGACTTTTGAGTTTTAAAATAATCATTAGGTGTTCCATCTATCTGAGCAATACCTTCTTTAATTTGATCTTCTACATTAGTTGATTTAAATATACCTTCACTGTTGTCTTCTGGTATTTTGTCTGCCTTATAAGCATAGGTACATTGTTTTATTGCTGACCAAAATCTTTCGTATGGTTCTCTTACAATAGCTATGTAATGTAAATCTTTATTTTCTAGTAAATAATGATTTATCATTTGGCATAATGTAACACCATTTTTAGGTAAACCTATCAATCTATAATTCATTATTAACTCCTATAAATTTGCTGTAATTGGTTGGTCATCAACTCTAGCATTTAGAAATATTCCAGATAATCTTATTGTCGCTGGTCCTGAAGTATAACTTCCAGTGTTATATCTAATATATAAATATCCATTATTTGAACCAGCAGATTTGGTTGCATAAGTGCTTAAAGAAAAATTAACACTTGCACTAGAATGGTCTGTAGCACCAGTATTATATTCCCCCATATCTAAATACTGAGTAAGTCTTACACTCCAAGTACTTCTTCCATTATGAGTATTAGCAGTTAATCCATATCTTCTCATTAATGCTGAAGTTGGATAGCTAGTATCAACTGTCCAAGCATCTACAAGACAAGATATACTACAAAAATAATCATTTTGATTTAATGTAATAAATGTTGTACCACTTTGACTTGCTGATAGATTTAAAGATTTATATATATCTCTATAGTAATAGATATTTGATGGCATAGGTCTTTTTATATATACACCACCAATAGCATTTTGAGTCATAAACTCTCTATTTACTTCACCTAAACTATTTCCATTAGGCGCTCTTAATTCGTTTGAAAAATATCCAGCATTTTCGCTAGTGTCATATTGCCTTGTTTGAAGTCTTCCATTAACTGTACTTGATGAACCACTAGTAAAGTCTATGCCACCTATAACGCCATCATCTGCAACACTTGTTGATGTTGTACCTATGTCTACAATAGGACCAGTTGCTGCAGCATTTCTTACTTTTAATCCACCAGCAGTAGGAATTTCTAGTTTATTTGTAAGTGAACTACTTCCATATGAACCAGAGGTTTTAACATATATATTACCAGATTGATCTGTTCTTATTGTACTTACTGGAACAGTACCTTGATACATTTCAATATCACCGCCTCTATTATTACCTTCTAATCTTATAGTTGCATAAGAGTTAGAAGCTGCTTCATCTATATGTAATTGAGCAGAAGGTGATGCTGTTCCTATTCCAACTTTTGATGAATCAGAAATAGTCATAGCCAAACTATTTGCATTATCATCAATACCGGTTGATCTAAAACTAGTTAATGTGCCAGTACTTGTTACGTTTGGTTGAGCAGCAGTAGATAATGTCCCAGCCATACCACCGCTAAATGTTTGAGCTTCAGTAAATGTATTTGCATTTGCGGTTCTTGCTGCTCCCGTATCAATAGCAGAAGTCCCAGCTTCACTTCTATAAATTACGTAGAATTCTCCTGAAGGAGGAGCAGAATCAAAATTAAGTTCTAGTCCTGTACTTCCAATCGTATATGATACAGTAGGTTGCTGTTGTATGTTTGAGACAAATACTTCAAGATCTTCGGGAGCAGATACTCTTCGATTCAACGTAAATGCTGTCGTGCTGTTATTCCCAGTAAATGTCTGAGATGTAGCAGAAGCAAATGAAGATGTAGGTTTAGTCCCGATATATGACATTAGCTAACCTCAAGTACGCTTAATGCACAGTCTATAGATGCTGAATCGCTAGAAGAAACCTTTAAGACATCTCCAGCTTCCATGACGAGTTTCTGTGTCCCACCTATAGGAGCTAATGCACTCCCAGTTGGTATCGGTGCATTTTTAATTATATTGATATTATCACTGTCTGCATTTTCCAGTAGTACATTTGCTGTAATACCAGTTGTTAATATATTTGCTAAATTTAAACCGATCACTGTCGTTTGAGTAGAAGCAGGACACGTATATATCGTATGTGCTGTTCCACCTATTGATCCACTTGTTTTAACTCTAAAATTATTTGGCATATCTAATCCTATTTATCCTAATGCTATTGCCATCACTATGGCATCTCCTTGAATACTATCAGATGTGGCAAGTCTTCCATCTGCATCTGGTAATTGTAAAACTCTATCTGCTGTAGGGTTAACCACAGTAAGAGTTGTTTCATGTGCATCTGCAACTGATCCTTCAAATATGATACTTCCTGAAGTGGCAATATCACTATCAAGTACAGATAAGTCTCTAAAGTTTTTAACTACGTTACTAGAATTTTTATAATATATTATACCGTCAGCAAAATTGATAGCAAGTTCACCGTGATCTAAATCTGATGCTTGTGGTATTTTATTTGCTACTGAAGATTTTTTCAGTATGAGTTTGGTTGGTGCTGTCATGTCAATCCTTAATAAAGGTTAATTTAATTTAAGAGTAAAAACTCTAGTAAGTTCCTCCGTCAACAGTCGGTAATGATATATGACCGGAGGATATTCCAAAGTGAGCAGAATCAAAAGATGCGATTCCTAAGTTATTTTTTGTAGCGTTTTCTCCTGCAAAAGTAAGAGTACCCGCTCCATCGTTATATGTTATATCTATACCTTCTCCAGCAGTGGCTAAAGATCCAACTTTATCTTCGATGGTTTCTCCTATTGAAACTCCATTTAAAAATAAACCATTAGTTCCTGTAGCAGAATCAGGTAAATTCAATCCTTTGTTAAATGCCCACCTATCATTTGAAGCTCCATAAGTTAGAGTAGCAGATGCTCCGTTGATTGTTATTCCAGCTCCATCAGCTGCAGCAGCATTTCCTGCACTATCGGCTAAAACTAAATTTAAATCATTAATTGATACTGTAGCTGAATTGATAGTTGTTGTAGTTCCACGAACTGTTAGGTTACCTTGAATTATCAAATCACCAGAATCTCCAGCAGGATTTGGATCGATAAACATTTCAGCTCCAGAAGTAGAGCTTATTGTATTTCCATCAAGTCTTATATTATCTACATCAAGTCGAGATAAGCCACTTAGATTTGAATCTACATGTATGGTAATTCTATTATCAGAAACTAAAGTATTAATTCCAGTGCCGCCTGCAAAATTCATTGTACCTACTACTGAGTCTGCGGTTCCAGCATCAGCAGATATTACTTGAAATAAACTTCCCGGTCTAAATTTACTTTGAGCTGCATCAAATATTAATGTTTGGTTATCAGCAAATGCAGAATCTGAAACATTAGAAAGATCTGCTAAAACTCCATTAGTTTCATTTATTAATTTATGCCAGGCTGCGGCATGAGCAAAATAAGCTTTTCCTGTTGAGTGAACATGTGCAAACATACCATGATAAGTTGAAGCACTTGGCAAATCACCTTCATTAGTGAATACATTTGCGAAATATATTTTTCCGGTTGTAGTAAGATTTGAAGATCCTAAAGCTAAAGTAGATCCATCATAAGTAAGTCCTGATGTTACAATATTTCCATCTGCGTCAAATTTTAGTACACCGTTATCAGTATGAGTTAATAATCTTAAAGATTTGCCAGTGTCTATAATAACATCACCGGATCCATTTGGACTTAGTGTTAAATCACCGTTTGTATTTGTTGTTGATATCGTATTACCGTTTAAAGTAATATTATCGACGTTAAGTACATCTATCTTACTATTAGCATCGACTAATATTGCACTTGATGCTGTAAGTGTACCAGTAACATGATCCAACATATCAGCAAAATACTTACCACCTATAACATCAATATTGGCAGCTTCTCCACCCGTTTCTGTACCAGTTCCTACATATAATCTATCACCACCATTTGATTGTGTACCACCTAAAAAGGAATACGCCATTTCTCCTTGGGCTAGAGCGGTAGGAGCTCCAGTAGAAGCTGATCTTTTTGTCTTAATTACTGAAGCCATTTAAAAATTTCCTCCGTTTATTTTATTATTCGCACTGCTTATTTCAGTTTGAGCAGTAAACAATTGTTGATCACTATCAAACATTAAGAACGATCCGTGTACTCTACCTACGACATTAACTCCACCAAGATTGGTAATACTTGATGAACCTGAACTTACTGTTCGAACTGGCTGTCCTATTTCAACTTTTTTAACAAAATTCGTTTTATCAGTCGAAGTTACTACTACAACCTTTTCAACTTTTGATTCAATTTCTACTGCCATAATAACCTACTTTGTTACTGAAGGAGTTACGTTAATTCTACCTTCTAATATTCTTTCAATAGTTGTGTTGTTGCCACTATCTGTAAAAGAAAGTTCTACATCATATAAATATCTTCCAGCCGGTATAGCATCAGTTTGAGTATTTGTCATAGATATAATTGCTATTCCTTTTGTAGTAGGAGTATCAATATTTCCTGTGAAANCAAAAGTACTATCACTATCACTCGAATAAGATTTCTTCATTTTAGCAGCTACAGAATAATTAGCCAAATCTTTAGCTGTTCCATTCTTATTCGTTACATGAATGTTGATAGCAACATCTGTTCCCTGATCTATATCAAATTCTTCAAATTGAGCCATATTTATCTCTTAATTTTCTATTATTTATAATCATCTTGCGCCATAAAATTGACTAAAACTTATCTGACCACTGCCTGGAACACTCGTGTTAACTGGAGCAACTCGACTATTCCATTGATTATTTTTGGTACTAATTGAACATTCCTGAGAAATTGAGCCGGCTTGTTGATTCAGTGTAATAGTCACTGTTTGATTTGCAGATACGTTTATAGTAGTACCGTTAATACCAAAAGATCCAGCAGTATTTCCTATTGTGTATCCATATGCATTTTTATTTGTAACGTTTCCTGAATTTGCTCCTGAAACAGAATAGTAGTAGTATCGGTCATATGGATAACCATTCGCTTGACCTACATATACATAGTAAGTTCCAGCAACTGCAAAAGTAATATTGTGCACNTGATAATTACCTCCAGAGGTNNTNTTCGTGCNANNATNATAAAACATTGCTCCTGATTCATAANTNAATGCAGCTCCATTNTAGANATGATAGCCATAAGTTCCTGCTCTTGATCCTCCACCATTGGATGCATTTAAAGACTGAAGGTCAGAACTAGCTTGCTGACCATTATATAGATACCCCATTTGAAATGGAAATCTTCCACCATAAAAATTTTGAGGAGGGTTTCCAGTAGTACTAAAAGACCAGTTATTTAAATTGCCGTAATTAAATCTCTGAGTGTAACCGGCCTGACCGTATCCAGAATCAGTCACGCTTGATATTAAATCTGTTCTTGCTTGTTCTGTATCAACATAAGATCCACCTCTATATAAACTACTCATAGATATAGAACCTGATATGCCAAACTGAGATCGCATATCATTCATACTTATGGCACCAGAGGATTGAAGAGGCATTATTTATTCTCCAGATCTTTCACCTTTTGATTCAATTCTTTAATCGCTTCAATTAAGAGAGGAACTAGTTTATCATAATATACAGTTTTATAGTCTTCTTCTATTTCATCAGCTATAGGAGCTTCAGTAACAACTTCCGGTAAGATCTTTTCTATTTCTTGAGCAGACACCCCTACTTGCATTTTATCATTATCATAGCCTAATTCTTTAGCTTTTTCATTTTCTTTATAGTAGTATCCGTTGATTGATTCAACTTTATCTAGAGCATCTTCTATCTTACCGTGCATATCTTTCAGTCTTTCATCAGAATAATATGCCGTGATATTTCCTGTAGCTCTAAGTTCTCCTGCATTACCAGAAGCAGCAGTCCCTAATCCTAAACAATGGAATTGAACATGAGAACTCGTTGAAACTGTTTGAGGAATTGATATTGTAGAAGTAACTCCTTCTCCAGAACCGCTACTTACTGAAACTCCTGTACCACCGCTAATGGCTGCTACATAATTTCCTGTAGTGTCAGTTCCTAATGCAACACTATTAGCTTGAATTGTTGTACTAATACTAACATCACCACTTCCATTAAAACCAACTGAACCCGCAACATCGCCTGTCAAAGAAATCGTTCTAGAGTTAGCTAATATTGTAGCTGTAGCTGCATTACCTGAAGTATCTTGATTCCCTGCTGTATTGACTCCAGGAAGGTCAATATTACCAGTTCCATCAAAAGATACTCCGCCTATAGTTCTAGCATTTGCTAAAGCTGTAGCAGTCGCAGCGTTACCGGTTGTTGATCCGGAAGAACCTGATACATTACCTGTTACATTGCCAATAAAATTTCCAGTAGAAGTTGTTGTCCCTGTAATTGTTACTCCAGCACTAGTAGTTTCAAATTTTTTGGAGTTATTGAAAAATGCTGTTACTGCTCCACCTGATAAAGCTGTGAGTTGACTTTCTGATCCACTAGCATTTTGGACTGCTAAACTATTTGTTCTAAGTTGAAGTGATCCTGTTCCTGCGTCATAAATTACTGAGTGAGATCCTGTATGATATATTTTTAAATCTGAGTCAGCACCAAATACAATTTTATTTCCTAAACTTAAGTCCGCATTAACTGTATGATCTCCTAATGTAATTCTTTTACTATTAGCATCAAGATCTCCTCCAAGCTGTGGAGTGGTATCACCGATCACATTTGTCGTTGCGGGACCTGTATATGCAAGAACTCCAGTACCACTATTATAGGCAAGTGATCCTGTACCCGATGAAGTAACTGATATTACTTTACGTGCTTGAGCAGAATCGAATAATAAACTAAATTGTCCAGCAGAACTATCATAGGTTAGATTTTGTGGGGTACCTGTACTTAATGCATTTCTAACAGCAGTGCTATTTGTTACATTAGCATCGGAGTCAACTTTTATTAATATACCTGCCACACTCGAATCATACAGATGCATATTCTGTATATCACCCAAATCATTAGATATTTGGTTTACCTTTGTAACCAAAGTTGATAGTGGGTCTGTTAGATTAACTACTGTCTTAGCCATTTTTTACCATCCGTCTGCTAGTTTAGTTAGAAGAGTTTTCAAATCTTTCATATCATCTTTTAAACTTTTGATGTCGTTTTTCATTGTATCAAACTCTTCAGTTTTTCTTTTTGAAAGTAATTTTCTTTGTCGAGCTCGCTCTATCTCACTCTTATTAGTATTTAGTATTGCTCCAGTTTCTTGGTCTCTGACCA